CACATAATTTCAGACCGTGAGTATTTCAAGAAAGAGCCAAAAGCAATAAAGGGCTATTACGTGGACAAGAACAGCGTAAGCATGGCGCTCGTGGGGCGTGTGACTTAGTGAGAACATTACAGGCACAGAGTTCTACGGAATACTGGCAAGGACTTAGAAAGGGATAAGACCGAGTGTTTAATATCCTATAGTCAGAGTGGCTGTCCCGCCGTGAGGCAAAGAGAAAAAATACGGCTGCTGGTTAGTAGCTACGGCGAAAGGCAGGAGCTTAATACTTGAAGAGAGTAGGATACATTACCGATAAGGACGGGCGGCGCATTACGCTTTTAGAGGCTATGGGCGACTATGGAAACGTACAGAAAGCCTATAACAAAGCCAGAAAGTGTAAACGCCACAGAAAAGACGTACTGATTTTTACGAAAGACAAAGAGGAAAACTTAGACAAGGTGCGGGAAGATATTATAAACCTTGCCTATGAGCCAAGCAAATACCATTACTTTAAGGTGTACGAACCGAAAGAGCGGCAGATAATGGCGCTGCCGTTCTATGACAGGGTGGTACAGCACGCCATAAACAACGTGTTAGAGCCTATATTTGATAAGCGGTTTATATCGCAGTCTTACGCCTGCCGGAAAGGTAAAGGTATGCACGCTGCGTCTGATACGCTAAAAGAGTGGCTGTATGAGTGGAACAAATACCACCCAGACCAGCCGCTTTATGCTATCAAGGCAGATATACACCACTATTTCCAGAGCATAGACCATGCGGTATTAAAAACTGAAATACGTAAGGTTATAAAAGACGCTGGGGTACTGGCATTGCTGGACAGGATAATAGACCACAACGGCAATATGCCGGACGGCGTAGGGATACCAGTAGGAAACCTTACCAGTCAGTTATTTGCAAATATCTATCTGGACGCATTAGACCAGTTTATTAAGCATGAGCTGGGCGTAGAGGCGTACATACGATATATGGACGACTTTGTAATATTAAGCCCAGACAAGGAACAGCTGCGCAACTGGCTTGCACGGATAGAGCAATTCTTACGGGAAGAGCTTAAGTTAGAGTTTAACCCGAAAACTACCATGCTGGCAACAAAGAACGGTATAGACTTTGTAGGCTACAAACACAGGGCAACGCACAGGAAAGTACGAAAGGACAGCATAAAGCGCATAAAGCGTACTATCAAGAAGTGCGAGAGCGGGAAAATCACAAAAGAGCAGTTACAAAAGAGTATACAGAGCTGGACGGGACACGCAGGACACGCCGACAGTTATAACCTACGAAAGAAAATAGAAACGCTGGCAGAGGCAGCCATAGAAAAGGCTGCTTAAGCGGCAGAATGCAGGAGCGAGTACATGAGTAGCAATTTACTAAGGGTAGTACAAGAACAACAGGAAACCATAGAAAAGCAAAGCAGGCTTATTGCTGATTTAATAGCCACTCTGGAAAGCTGGGAGCAGACAGCAGGCTACGACGGCGCAGAGCTGAAAGAGCGGGCAAAAGATTTGCAATTAAGAGAAAGGCAGGATTTATGAACATGACTATTACAGAATTTATTGAGGCGGCGGCACATAACAAAATTATCCAGCTGGTAGTATTGGCGATTGTGTGCGACACGGTTTTTGGTGTGCTGCGTGCAATCAAAGAGAAGAAATTTAACAGCTGCGCAGGCATTGACGGGGCTATCAGAAAAGTAGGTATGCTTATTTCCCTGGTATTCATGCTGGCAATCGACGTACTGATTAAGATTAACTTAATCGGATTTATACCGGAGCAGGCACGTACATATTTAGGGCTTGATACCGTGGGCGTGGCTGAATTTTTCGCATTGCTTTACATTGCCTATGAGGTAGTGAGTATTTTTAAGAATATGGCATTATGCGGGCTGCCCGTAAAAAAGGTATGGGAAAAGGTGCGGGAGTTTCTGGCGAAGTATACGGACGAACTGCCGGACACAGACGAACTGGACGGGGACAGCACCACAGGCAACGTAGAGGAACACAGGACACAGGAAAGATAAGAATAATAAGGACATAGCAGCAAAGAGCGCTTGCGGGACACCGCAGGCGCTTATTTTGTATGCGGAAAGGCAGGAAATATGAACATTAACAGAAAGATAAGTAAGTACAATTTCAATAAGGGCAGCGTTTCCAGAATTAAGTATATTGTTATCCATTATGTAGGCGCACTGGGCGGCGCAGAGGACAACTGCCGATATTATGGCGGCGGCAATAGAAATGCGTCGGCGCATTACTTTGTAGGATTTAACGGCGAGGTATGGCAGTGCGTAGAGGACGCTAATATAGCGTGGCATTGCGGAGCGTCGAGATATAAGCACGCAGAGTGCCGAAACGCTAATAGTATCGGTATTGAAATGTGCGTAAGGAAGAAAAACACAAAGAGCATGGGCGCAACAGATAAAGACTGGTATTTTGAGGACGCAACAGTAGAGGCAGCGGCAGAGCTTACCCGTTACCTTATGAATAAATACGGCGTGCCTGCATCTCATGTAATCAGACATTACGACGTAACGGGCAAGATTTGCCCTAACCCGTATGTATATAACACCAGCGCCCACACATGGGACGAGTTTAAGCGTAAAATCAGCGGACAGGCAGAAACACCGCAGGGCGGCAATGAAAAAACAATCTGGAATTTTCTTACAGGAAAGGGCTTAAATGCTTATGCCGTGGCTGGTATTATGGGTAATCTGTATGCTGAAAGCGGGCTTATGCCGAACAACTTACAGAACACCTATAACAATAAGCTGGGTAAGACGGACGCAGAATATACAGCAGCGGTGGATAATGGCAGCTATGGCAATTTTGTAAAGGACAGTGCAGGCTATGGGCTGGCGCAGTGGACGTATTGGAGCAGAAAGCAGGCGTTGCTTAATCATGCAAAACAGGCGGGCGTATCCATTGCAGACCTTAATATGCAGCTGGGCTTTTTATGGGAAGAATTGCAGGGATACACAGCAGTAATGGACGCACTGAAAAAGGCGGGCAGTGTGCGTGCTGCATCTGATGCCGTTCTTACTGGATATGAAAAGCCAGCAGACCAGAGCGAAACAGTAAAGAAAAAGCGTGCAGAGTACGGCGAGGGATACTATAAAAAGTATGCAGCAGGAAACGGTACAAAGTATTACAGAGTGCGCAAGAGCTGGACGGACGCAGCAAGCCAGCTGGGGGCGTTTACGTCGCTGGAAAATGCAAAGAGCGCTTGCAAGGCGGGTTATACTGTATATGATGATAACGGCAAGGCGGTATATACCGCAGCGGGGCAGCAGACAAGCGCAGGCGTTCCGTTTAGCGTACAGGTAGATATTTTAGACCTTAATATCAGAACAGGAGCAGGCACGAACTATGCAAAGACGGGAGAAACCACAGGAAAGGGAGTATTTACCATTGTGGAAGTGAAAGCCGGACAGGGCGCAAGTGCTGGCTGGGGACGCTTGAAGAGTGGCGCAGGCTGGATTAGCTTAGATTATGCCACAAGATTAGCTTAAGTTTTCGAGGGTGGGCGGTTCGCTGTCTGCCCTCTATTTTTTTTGCGATTTTCTTAGAAATCTATACAAAAGTGTTGACAATATACCGAAAAAGGTATATAATAAAATCATAGAAAGGAGATAAGAACAAATAAGAGGCAAAGCCACTGGAAAGGAGAAACGGCACAATGGGTAAGAAAAAGAAACAAAAGAAAAAGCCTATCAACTGGCAAGAATTGGCAATCAGTGCAGTGATAGACTTAATCATAGGAACAATACTTATCATAATTGGTAAGTACATAGGTTAGGGCGAAAGCCCTAACCAACAGGCGGGCGATAAGCCCGCCGCCTATAAGAAATATAACACAAACCCAATGCCGAGTAAAGAGTATGCTTTTAAAATTAGGAGTATTTTTAGTAGCAGTAGGACTGGTAAAGCTGCTGGTTGCTTTCATTTTGAGGGCAAGAGAAAAGAGAGGTAAGGCATGAATTTAGGCGAAAACATTAAAACAGCGAGAAAAGCGGCAGGCGTGACGCAAAAGGAACTTGCAGAGCGCCTGCAAGTATACCAGAAAGATATAAGCCGCTGGGAAAACAACGAGCTTACGCCAAACGCAATAACACTGGCGAAAATTTGCAGAGAGCTTAACGCCTCTGCTGATGAAATTTTAGAATTGAAGTAGAAACGAAAGCGAGGGCTTACTATGACAAAGAAAAAGGTAATTTTATTGGCAGCGGCTGCATTATTTGCAGTAAGCGGCTTAACGGCGCTGCCGTCTGGAAATATAACAGGTGGGGTGGGCTGCATTGTGGTTGCGGCAGTATGCGCCTATTTTGGACTGAAAAAGAAAAGCGCAGGAAAAGAGAACGGAAACAGAACGCCAGCGCCTGCCGCTGCATCTGGCGGCAGAATTTTAGATACAATCAGAACGAAAGTAGTAGGCGTGACGTTCAATAATGAGGACGGAGAAAACAGGCAGGATATTTTAAGCAGAATGTCCGGCAGTGAAGATATTACAGTAGAAAAGTATACATACAACGGAGAGCCTGCCGCATACGTAAAGTGGGGCGATAAGGTAATAGGCAATCTATCGGCAGAGCTGGCGGGGGACTTAGCGAGAAAGTACCCGAAAGCCCGCTACACCGCAGAAATACTGGAAATTTCTGGGGGGGGGGTACAGACGTTCGGGTGCAATATAGAGCTTGACGTAATCGAGGACGCAACGCCCAGCGTAAGCCAGCATACGGGAGAAACTACAGTATATGTAGACCGTAGCAACAAAAAATACCATAGTAAGCCTAACTGTTCGGGAATGAAAAACCCAAAGAGCATACCGCTAAGCCAAGCAAAGAAGAAATACACCGCTTGTAAAAAGTGTTGTAAATAGGTAAAGGCATAAGCCGCAGACTTGTAAAAGAGTTTGCGGCTTTTCGTCGTATATGGGGAAGAACAGGAACGAAAGAGAGGTAGCAGAAATGGCGAATAAGAAAGGCAGCCGACAGCTGACATGGACAGACCGTATAAGTATTGAGGCATTGAAAAAAGCAGGGCATAGCGTGATAGAGATAGCAGAACAGCTGGGAGTACACCGTAGCACTATTTACAATGAGCTTAAGCGAGGGGAATATATGCACAGAAATAGCGACTATACAGAAACATTAAGTTATAGCCCAAACAAGGCACAAATGAAAGCAGAGGAAAATTTAAAGGCAAGGGGTACACAGCTTAAGATAGGAAACGATATTGCATACGCAAATTATATAGAGGATAAAATAGTAAATGAAGATTACAGCCCAGCTGCGGTACTGGGAGAATTGAAAGCACAGGGGAAAGAGGGGGACTTTTCCGTAACAGTATGCGTAACGACCTTATACAGCTACATTGATAAGGGTATTTTCCTTAAGTTGTCTAATAAGAATTTGCCAGTAAAGAAGAATAAGAAGAGAAATTATAAGAAAGTACAGAGGCAACAGAAAAGGGCGGCAGCAGGAGAGAGTATAGACAAACGCCCGAAAGAGATAGATACACGGGAAGAGTTCGGCAACTGGGAAATGGACAGCGTTTTAGGTAAGCGGGGAAAGTCAAAAAATACGTTGCTGGTACTGACAGAGCGGAAAACCAGAAACGAGATTATATTTAAACTGCCAGACCATACAGACGAGGCAGTAGTAGCGGCACTGGATAGATTAGAAAGAAAATGGGGCGCTGATATGTTTAAGCGGGTATTTAAGACAATCACAGTAGACAACGGTAGCGAGTTTGCAGATGCAGAGGGCTTACAGCGTTCTATTATCAACGAGGGAGAAAAGCGGACAAAGGTATATTACTGCCACCCGTACAGCAGTTGGGAGCGTGGCACAAATGAGGTAACAAATAAGATGATACGCCGGAAGATACCGAAAGGCACAAATTTTGACGACAGGACAGAGGAAGAGGTAGAGAGTATAGAGAACTGGATAAACGGATACCCACGCAAAATACATGGCTATCATTCAGCAGGGGAACTATTCGAGGAAGAGGTAAAGCAGCTTGCATAAGAACGGAAATAGGGAGCGTGAGAGGCTGGCAGCAGTGGCAGCCTTACTATTGCGTTGCCTAAAAGTGAAAATATACAATAAAACAGGCTACGTATTGTGCAAAACGGCAAAACGATAAAAACATGAAAAAATGTCGAATTTAATGTTGACATTTTTAGTAACAGCAAATCAGATGAAGAAGAGTTCCGTTTACGGAACTCTTCTGTTATAATAAAACGATAAGACAGTTCGGAAAAAGGAGAAACAGAATGTACAGGGAAAACACAAAAGAAATTGCGATCGGCAATGTGAAGATCGGAGGAACTCATCCGGTAACGATCCAGTCGATGACAAATACAAAGACAGAAAATGTGAAAGAAACAGTAGATCAGATACTGCGTTTGGAGGCGGCAGGATGTGAAATCATTCGTTGTGCGGTTCCGACAATGGAAGCGGCAGAGGCGTTGAAAGAAATAAAAAAACAAATTCATATTCCTCTTGTGGCAGATATTCATTTCGATTACAGGCTGGCGATCGCCGCGATCGAAAACGGAGCGGATAAGATTAGGATCAATCCGGGAAATATCGGCTCGGAAGAAAAGGTTCAGGCTGTTGTAGATAAGGCAAAAGAGTACAATGTACCAATCCGTGTCGGTGTGAACAGCGGTTCTTTGGAAAAGCATATTTTGGAAAAATACAACGGTGTAACGGCAGAAGGGATCGTGGAGAGTGCTCTTGACAAAGTGCATATGATCGAAAAAATGGGATATGACAATCTTGTTGTGAGTATTAAATCTTCCGATGTGCTGATGTGCGTGAAAGCTCACGAATTGATCGCAAAGGCATGTCCTTATCCGCTTCATGTCGGTATTACAGAATCGGGAACGGTTTATTCGGGAAATATAAAATCTTCGATAGGTCTTGGGATCATCCTCAACGAGGGGATAGGAAATACGATCCGGGTTTCTTTGACCGGAGATCCGGCAGAAGAGATTCGAAGCGCAAAGCTTATATTAAAAACACTTGGTTTGCGAAAAGGCGGGATCGAAGTTGTATCCTGTCCTACTTGCGGCAGGACGAAGATCGATCTGATCGGTCTGGCAAACGAAGTGGAGAAGATGGTTCAGGATATTCCTCTTGATATCAAAGTTGCCGTTATGGGATGTGTAGTGAACGGTCCGGGAGAGGCAAGAGAAGCTGATATCGGAATCGCCGGAGGGATCGGAGAAGGTCTTCTGATCAAAAAAGGCGAGATCATAAAAAAAGTAAAAGAAGAAAAACTTTTGGAAACATTGCGGCAGGAACTTTTAAACTGGAAAAAGTGACAGATTCGGATCATGCCGGATGAAGAGAGCTAAAAAGAATACGTATTACTGTTATCAGTGTAAAAGAATATATAGGAGCTGTTGATTTGGAACAGGTAAAAGACGATAAAAAATTTTTTCATGTATTTCCGACGTTGAGAGCAGACGATGATGTCCGTTTGCTGTTTTCAGATGTGGAAGTTAAGAAGATCACGACGAACTCGCGACGTGATTTTCTTAACATATATATTTTCAGCAGACATCTCATTCAGAAGAAGCAGATTTTTCAGATGGAACAATGTATCAAAGATCAGTTATTTGCCAAAACGGCTGTTGCGGTGCATATTGTGGAGGAATATATGCTCTCGGGACAGTATACTGCAGAAGCGCTTATGAATGAATACAGGGAGAGTATCATCCTCGAATTGAAAGAAAAAA